ATGGCTCACACTCGTCATCATCGCTCTGCCGGCGGCGCCAGCCGCACTGCCCGTCGCGCTGTCGCTGGAGCCGCTAGGTCTGCTTCCAAGGCCGCCTCCAGGGCTGCCCAAGCTGCCAAGTCTGCTTCTAAGGCCGCGTCCAAGGCCGCTTCACGGTCCGCTTCCAAGGCTGCCAGCAGGTCTGCTGCCAAGGCTGTTGCTGCTGCTGCCTCCAAGGCACAGGCCGCTGCTGCCCAAGCTTCCGCTGCTGCTTCCAAGGCAAAGTCTGCCGCCTCTCATTAATTGCATAATTACATATTGTTTAAATTCTATAATAAAAAAAATAAAAAATAATGAAAAGCTCAAACACGTTTTTCATCATTTATATCACTGCGATTTATCACTGCGATTTATCACTGCGATTTACACGCTCCAACTCGCGTAATCCGTGCTGAAATTGCGTCCAGCAAACGACAGCGCCGGGTCTTGGGGAGGTGGCGTTTCAATCATGATTGGCTGGTAGCACAGCTCGGGGGGCTTCAGTATGAACGCGCAGCCGGCCTTGCTGAACGCGGCGTTGTATGCAGCCGAGTTCGCGTCGTTCAATTGCGGCATCATGCCAATGAGTGAACACCCCATGCTTTTCGCCACATTGAAATTCACATTGGTGGTGAACGGCGTGTCTGGAAACACGAGGCTCATGTTTTTCTTATTGTGCTCAATCAAATCCGTCATGTTGCCCGTGTTTTTGACCCCCATTTCATAGTCCAGCTTATGCAGAAACGGGGAGTTGATGCCAATGTTAATGTATTGGTTCAAACACTCGCCGGTTTGAACTTTGGTGGTCGGGTCGGTTGTGCAATTGTGGTTTACAATTTGGTTTGAAACGTCCACCATGATGACGACTTTGCCCATGAAATTCCCGATCGGCTCTTTTCCCAAATTGTGGCCGCCGAATTCGTAATTGTATTCGGGACCAAGGGTGGGAAACGTTTTAATGCCATCAATGATCCCCTTTATGAAACTGGGAGCGGTGTTGCTGCTTTTAATGCGCAAGCTGATCAACAACGGGTCCTCCTTGTTGGGCGCTTGCGTAAATGCGTATGAGTTAATTGTTTGGCACACGTCTGCAAACGGCAAATGGTTGAACGTTTCCATGTGGTAAAAATTCTTTTTGTTGGTGGAAGCCGCCACAACGGGTTGGTCATTGACGCTGTAAATTTCAAAATCCAAGCAACGGTAGCCCTGCAAAATGGCATACTGCAGCGCAATCAAATCCACGTAATTGTTTTTCCAATCACCTAAACAGCAGCAGTTCAGCGCCGTTTTGAGGTAAAAGTTGCGCAACGGCTGAGTTTGCAGCGATGGGTTGATTGACTGCAACTGAGTCGCGGTTTGAAGCGTGTTGATTGAACCTTTCTCGGTATTATACAACGTGAAATCTCGGACGAAGGTGTACACCACGACCACAATCACGAGCAGCAATACGGCCAGCCCCCATAATGAAACGGTGTCACTGAAAGATGATAAATTTGGCAACTTATCACGGAAGGCAGCGAATTTACCCTTGATTTCATCTAATTTGGATGTTTGGGGTTGGGGTTGTGATTGTGATGCATTATTTACGTTTGGCACATCAACACTCGCATTAGACATTTGTTTGCAAATACAAATATGAATACAAATATAAACACAAATAACGGATATTATATTATCCTCACAAAAAATAATACAACATTAATATAAAATGACGGGCGGTCTACTAAACATTGTGTCGTATGGCAATCAGAACGTGATTCTAAATTCCAATCCCAAAAAGTCGTTTTTTAAGACCACGTACGCCAAGTACACCAATTTCGGCATGCAGAAGTTCCGAATTGATTTTACCGGGCAGCGCAACCTGCGCATGAGCGAGGAATCCCGGTTCACGTTCACCGTCCCCCGCTATGCCGAGCTCATCATGGACACCTACCTCGTGGTGACGCTGCCCACCATTTGGAGCCCGATTTACCCGCCCCTGTCGTGCGGCGACGCCTGGCGCCCCTACGAATTCCGCTGGATTGAAAATCTGGGCACGCAAATGATCAAGGAAATAACATTTTCCGTGGGCGGCCAACTCCTGCAGCGCATGACGGGCAAGTACTTGCTGGCGCAGGTGCAGCGCGACCTCACCGGCACCAAGCGCTTCCTGTACGACACCATGTCTGGCAGCACCGCGGAGCTGAACGACCCCGCCAACTTTTCGGGGCGCCGAGGGACGTACCCCAACGTGTATTACAACACGAGCCAGCAGGGGCCGGAGCCCTCCATCCGCGGACGCAAGCTCTACATCCCGCTGAACGCGTGGTTCTGCAACAACAGCCGCACCGCGTTCCCGCTGGTGGCGCTGCAGTACAACGAGCTGCAGATTGACGTGGTCATGCGCCCCGTGCGCGAGCTCTTTGTCACGCGCGACATCAACTACGAGCCGCACTCCATTACCACCGAGACGCCGCTGACGCCCGCGGAGGTGGCGCAAGCGCCCTTCATTCAGCCCAACTTCAACGAGCCGGAGTACCAGTTTTACCGCTTCCTGCAGCCGCCACCCGCGGCCGACATTGCGATCCCGGAAGTGTACGCCGACAAGCGCACCGACTGGAACGCCGACGTGCACCTGCTGGCCACGTACTGCTTCCTGTCGGCCGAGGAGTCGCGCGTGTTTGCGTCGCAGGAGCAGAAGTACTTGCTTAAGTCCGCGTACGAGTGGGATTTCAAGAACATCACGGGCAGCCACCGCGTGGAGCTGCAGAACACGATGGGCATGGTGGCCACGTGGATGTTCCTGTTTCAGCGCAGCGACATCAACTTGCGCAACCAGTGGAGCAACTACACGAACTGGGCTTATACCAACGCGATCCCGGACGACGTGACGCCGGCGCCCGCCGCTGGGACATTTATCAATCCATGCGACATCATCACGCAAACGGTGCTTGACCTGGATTTCTACAAGGATTATGCAACCACGCCCCATAATGCAACCGTCGTTGTTCCCGCAACGTCTATAAGCCAGTTCATCGTAGGGCAAAGCATCACGGTCACATATGACGCGAGTAACACCATAACCGGAACAATCATCAATATCATTGGAACCAACATTTCATTCTTGGTGACAGGCGTCACCACCAATGCAGTTCCGGTACCCATTTACAATAACACCCCAGCATCCGTTCAAGTTTGGGGGGCATTACCATCTGCATATTTTGAGTTGAATAGCCCATCATTTACATACAGTGTGGGCGATAACTATATTGTAAGCAAAATAACGGGTGGGTTTCTTCTTGTTACCGCGTCAACTGCTTCTGCTTCAATTTCATTTCGGTTGAATGATACAACGGAAGGAATTGCGTACATTTCTCCAGACGTTTTTGTAATGAATCCCCCCGCTGCAACAATAAACACATTCACATATTCATTTCGGGATTGTTTTATTAGAAATAATAATGCATTTAATTTACAATACATTTCGTCCATTCCCATTGACTGGACTACGATAACCCCACCTGGAACATCAACCGCATATTATGGCACGTTAACAGGATACGCCGTGCCGTATTCTTCGGGCATAGTGACGGTTAACAGCGGTGTCCTACCCAGCGACATCGGCCCCGGCGTGGAGCCCAACGGCACGCCGTCCGGGCTCTTCATCACGCAGGACTACAACGTGGAGAACCAGCGCGAGATTCTGCAGCAGCTCGGCATTCTGCTGAACGGCTCGTACCGCGAGAACATGCTGGAGTCGGGCGTGTACAACTACGTGGAGAAATACATCCGCACCGCGGGCTCCGCGCCGTTCGGGCTCTACGTTTACAACTTCGGAATGGATGCGAGCAACACCACGTACCAGCCCAGCGGCGCCATTAACATGAGCAAGTTCTCCACCATTGAGCTGGAATTCAGCACGTACCCGCCGCCGCTGGACCCGAGCGCCAACTTTTACACGATTTGCGACCCCAATTCAGACCCCGGCGTGCCCATCGGCGTGAATAAACCGCAGTGGCGCATTTACCAATACAACTACGACCTGACCGTGCTGGAAGAGCGGTACAACGTGCTCACGTTCATCGGCGGCAACTGCGCGCTCATGTATGCGAGATAAATGCATTTAGCAATAATCCGCGAAATAATATTATAATAAATTAGTATTATAATAATTAGGTGACCCCCCCCATCCCAATGACGATCACGCTGAAACACATCAAAACCAAGGCCCGTCAATCCTCATCCACATCCGCAGGAGGTGGCTTTGATTACCCGTCGTCTAATTTGGGCGACTACTTCATTTTGATTCTGGCAATATTGGCGGGATTCCTTGTGTTTTGTTGGATTGCAACGTCAAATTATTTGAACACAACAACCATTGACATTGAT